CACTAGCTGCTGTTCGCGGCTTGCTTCCTCACCGTAGGTCTGGAGCGCGCGGAGGCCGGTGTTAAAGTCGATCGCCATCAGCCGCCAAAGCCTCCCGCGTAGCTCGATGCGAGGTTGCTAAGCGCGCGATCCCCGCTCTTGACGAGATTGGACCAAATGGCCCCGTTCATCAACGCGGCGTTTCCGCGAGCGTCGGCAAGCGTCTGGTTTGCCTGGTTGTTGGCCTGCACCGTTTGCGTCGCGACACCGGACACGTTGCCGATCGCGCTGTTGCCGGTCTGAATAAGCGTGTTGAGGTTGCCGAGATATTGCTGCTGGTTCTGGTCAGCAATTGCCATGCCTTTGCGCTGGAGCGCCTTCAACGTCGCGCCGCTGTCGCCCATTCCCGTCGCGTAGGCGTTGGCGTTCACTGCACCTAGGCCGGTGTTCAAGAGGTCCTGATAACCGGTCGACGCTCGATAGGTGCCGAGCGCGGCAGATGCAGCCGAACCACCGAAGGGGTTGCCCGTCATCTCATACGACTGGCCTTCGTGGCCTACCTGCCCGTAAGTTGGCTGCGCAGCCTGTCCGATCCCGAGCAAGCCCGAGTATAAGGAAGCGGCTGAGTTACCCCGGTCAATGTTGGGCTGATTGAGGCCGGTAATGAACTGCCGGTTCTCGTTGTTGGCAGCGATAATCTTGTCGGTAGTTTGCGCCTGTATCTTGGCGGCTTTCTTCGTCGCCTTGCCTTGGATGACAGAGCCAATGATGTCACCGAACAACGACATAGCGAGTAGTCCTAGCGTTTAAGCATAGTTTGAAGCATTGTCCGACACCGGCTCTAACCTGTCACGGTGCTGTTTGCGATCAGGTCGTCTAGCAGCGCCTTTAAATGCCGCTGTGATGCTTGCTCTGCATTGGCGAGCGCTTGCACCTCTGCTGCCGTAGGAGGATCGCTGATCGTCGGCGCGGCGTACACGGTGAACGCTCCGCGGTCGGCCGCGCCGGCGCCTGGTTGCCACGTCGGCGTCATGTCCTGCTGCACGTATAGGCCGTCCGCTTCTGCCTTCGTAATCTTCTCGTCAGCGGCAATCTGAGCCGCCTCACCGGTGGCCTGCGCCATGTTCGCAGCTTCCTGCGCCTGATCGGCCGCAAGCTGTGCGTCAATCACGCCGTTCACCGCACCTTCGATCCTGTCGAGCGTGTCGTTGAAGTAGCGCATGAACACCGGCGTAGGCCGTCCCTGCGCGTCGGCAATCTGTACCTGCGACGATAGGCGGGTGAGGCGGATGGGCTTGAGCATCAGCGCCACGCCTCCTCTGCCATCATGCCCGAGAAGCGAATGCGCACGTCTTCAACGCAGCTAAGCTCGAATGTCCGCACTGGCTCGTCAGGACGCCCGAGCCGCCACAGTACGCCCACATCGAACGGCGCGCGCACGTCCATCTCGTCGTAGTAAGGCGGAAAGTCTTCCTGCCCATCCTTCCAGCGTAGGCGTACTATCGTATCCGTTGACATGCCTACGCCAATCGAGATGCTGTCGTTACGAGGCGGCTTGCCTTGCGTTGGCACCGTGGCCGAGACAGCGCGCTCAAACACCACGCCGTCGTCGCTAGTGGCGTTGGCATCGACCCTCCACACCCGGCCGTCCACATCAGACGCGGCGATCGTCTCGCCGTTGACCTGATAACCGTAGACTGCTGGCCACGTGAACTCGCTCCATGCCTGCGTCGCGGCATCGTAGGCAAACCTGCCTTGGCCAGGGATGGTGAGGACATAGAAGCTGTGCCCATCGATGCCGAACGTCCACGCGGAACACGGCCCCGCCGCCTTGCGGATGCGCTCGGCAATGCCACTGTCGCTGATTACCTGCGGCACCGATGACGCACGGTACACCTGATAGTCGTCACCTACCCACACGAGGGTGTTGTCGAAGCGGCGCACCGCATCGCGGTAGAGACAGCCGCGTTCGAAGTTGCGACCTGAGGCGCGCTGAAATGGTGCATCTTGGTCGCCAGTCGGTTGCCACACCTCGACGTTTTCTTGGCCGAATATCCAGAACTCGTCACCAAGCCGACGTACCGCAACAGCTTTGTCAGGTAGGCTTTCGGCGGTAGCAAAATCCAGCGCGTCAATCGTGGTCGCGCCGGGCACCAGCCAATAGAACCGGCCGCTCGGCTGTAGCAGAATAGCATAACCGTTGAGCTGATCGACGTCCTGCACCATCCCGCCGCTTGGCGCGTCGTTTGGAAGCGGTAGGAGCGTGATGCCGTCCGTATAGCGATAGGCCGTACCCCCGCCAACGATCACCGAAGCGAACGGCGTGGAGGCGATAGCAACGCTGCCCTGCCCGCCGATGTAACCCTTGCTGGTCGTGCCTGAGTAGAGCGTCGGACCGCTCACGATCAGACGCTCTCCGGTGGACGTGCGATAGTGCACGCCGCGGTTAATGCCGTTAAGGTCGGCAACGCGCGTAAGGCCCGGCCGCTGAATGCGCAGCGTGTTGTCAGGGCTCATCCCGCTCTGATCCTTTTCCAGATACATGTTGCGCAGGGTCACTTCGGGAACCAGCCCGTCGCTGCGCTTGTAAGAGCCGATACCAAGCGGGATGATAGGCATCAGCCTAACACCTCCTCAGTCTGCGCGACGATGGATGCCGTGCCAGTCCCCGCAATTGTCTGTTGCAGCATCACGTAGTGGCCAGCGGGCACAATGTAGCGCAACGCAGCGGTGTTGCTGGTAGTCAGCGCCAGCGTGACGGACACACCCACGCCGCTAGTCGCCTCCACCACGTCACGCACGGTCGTGGGCGGGTTGCTGGCATCACTGAGCAGTCGCACGGTTGTGCTCGACGTTCCAGCGAGCAACGGGTTCGTCACCTGGGCTTTGACCGCATAGCTGCACTCAACCGCTTTGGCGGCGCTGGGCTGGAATGCAGTGCCGATCGTGCGCGTAGGCGTGGAAGGCGTTACAGTGCCTAGGCCGGCGGGGCCGGCTGCTCCGGTAGCGCCTGCCGCCCCCGTGGCCCCCGTTGATCCCTGTGGGCCAGTCGCGCCGGTATCGCCTTTCGGCCCCTGCGCGCCAGTCGAACCCGCAGGACCAACAGTGCCAGTCGCGCCAGTGTCACCCTTAGAGCCAGCCGATCCCGTAGCACCTTGAGCACCGGCATCTCCTTTCGCGCCAGCGGGGCCTTGGATGCCCTGTGCGCCTGTGGCTCCCGTATCACCCTTGGGTCCAGCAGGGCCTTGCGGGCCAGTCTGCCCAACGACCGCCTTGGCGAACTCACCATCCATGTACACCTTGGCGTCAGCAGCCGATGTGAACCCGCTGCCGTCCTTGCGCGCGTATTCGCCATAGACAAGCTGTGCGAGGCGAATGCCGCTGAGCGTGAAGATGTGGACACGATCGCCGTCCAGCACCGTCGTGAACGACCGCGCGGGCTGTGCCGCAAGGCCGTCCATCTGGATCGCGTCGTTCTCGAACCACACGCGCGTCGTCATGCCTCGTACCCCACCGGGTAGAACTCAGGGCTAAACTCGACCAGCGTCATCGGTACGCTGGCCGTGAGCATGATGCGCGCGCCGTTGTTCAGGAAGCTGTTGCGAACCGGGAAAATGAAATCGACCCTGATCTTTTCCTCAACGCCAGGCTGCGACGTGATCGCCATGTTCTTGCCGCCAAGCTCAATCGTCCCCGCCATAAACGACACGCGCAGGACGCCACCCACCTTGTCGGGCACCACGCGAATGTCGCTACTGTTGATCACCACGTCATACAACGCACGGGCACGCACTAGCTTGGCGCTGTTATCCCACGGCAACCAGTCCGCAAACGGGCGGTTCAAGCGGTTGTTCGCCGCGGATGCAGACAGATCGCGCATGACCTGCGTGGGCAGGTCAGCCACCAGCGGCACCGTTACACCAGCGTTATAGTCGTTGTCGGTGTAGTCGATGAACCCGCCGCCATACTCGCTGAATTCGCGGTCGTGAGCTGAAAGCGCCGCGTCGATGTCAGCTTGCGATGCACCGGGAGTGATGGCGAGGCCCGTCATCTCTGCTCTCCTACACCTGAGACGCGGAGGCGATATTCACCGCGTAGCCCAAAAGAAAGTCGACACGTTGCGCGACGCCATCACCGTGACCAGCGTGTTCGCTGGAATGACCAGCGAGGCCGAAGATGTACCCGCGCCGACGAAGTTTTGAGCACCCGGCGTTGTTACCGTGAGATTGCCGGCAGAAGGGTTCACGATATCTAGCTTTGCGCCTTCAAGGTTTGAGGTGACATCCGGGATCGTCATCGTGCCCCCAGCCGCGCCGGTGTAAACGCCGGAACCGCCTTGGAACGTCGTGAACGCTGTGCCGGCGGATACTTGAGCTTGCGTGGGTGCAACCGGCCAATACACGTTTAGCACCGGATTGGTCCCGAGCGGGTCTTTCATATAGACATCGCCAGACAACCCGGCCCCTCCACGACCGGACAGAAACAGTGCGTGC